TGACTAACAGGAATTTCATTGAGCCTTTAACCATCAGGTACATATTATAATTGTTTCCTGACGCTGTGTTATACTCCCCGCTCATTTTCCTTCCCAAAGTCTTGTAGGCTACTCCATTGGTTGTATATCCCTTGTTGACTATCTGTTGAGAGAGTAGTCGTTTCAACTCCGGTTCCTTGTTACAATGTGTATACATGCCATGTTCTAATCTCAATTGCTCAGGTGATGTGTGAGCATCCATTCTGTGCAAGTCAATTGAGACGACAACAGGATTTTTAAACCTGGCCATCTTAGCTCTGATTAGATTAGCACGCTCTCTTGAATTTAAACATTTACCGAAGATCAACAAACCACTCTTCCCTTTCAGACGGTACAATTGATGTTCCATGGGTCTGAGGTAAGTACCTAACGCAATGTTGAATCGTGCATTTCTACACTGAATCAATCTAGGAGCTGGACAAATTTTAGCCTCAGCATCTGCCTTCTCCGCCTTAACGAAGCCGCTCACAATAGCGTCACGCTTAGTTATTGGGTTCTCCATTAAAGAGTCCATAGCATTCTGGTATCTCTTCCTCTTTGCTCCAGAATAAGCATTTACGAATGCCTCCATAGTCATTCGATCCGTCGGCGGTAACAGCCGCTTTACCTTCCGCGCAGCATCACGGAGAATTTCTAAACCCGCACGTGTCATAAGCGGTGTACTTTGCAAAACCCTCTTACGAAGAGCTACCATTTCATTACAGGCACATGAACCATAAACATACGGTCGAAACAATCCTGGAATGTCGGGGGTAATGCGAGTAAACCGCCTATTTAGGTTACACACCAGTGGTAGGGGTGGCTGTACCCCACAACCGGGCGCGAGGTCAGGCAGAATTTCATCAGCCCTCGAACGCAGCGCACATGTTGTAGGCACCCTCACCGGTGTGTCCTAGTCTTTGGTAATGGTCAACCCACCTTTAGGGGCAGGCTGATTATACCATTTGTACAGGTTTTTAACTAACGAGGCAGCTGACACCACTGCACCCATCCCTGCCACGATACTTGCTAACGGGGTACGCCGTCTATCAATCGCCCGCAAGTAGGACGTTGCACCTAAAGCTACTGTGGCTGCTCCAGCTATAGCTATATTCCGCTTCGTTGGGTACTTCCACCAAGGAGCATGACCATACTCGTAAAGTCCAGCGGCAATATCTTCGTCAGTAGGTTCATAGAGGATTCCTTTGCCTGCTTTACTAGCTAGCTTAAAACTTAATCCCCCTTGAACGTTACGTCCAAATTCAATCGCCGAAGACTCCAAGTTTGTTGTTGTCAACATCAATTCCATCGCATACTCCAGCCCATCCATCTTCTCGCGCTCGGACAAGTGTTTATACTCATCCGTGGTGTACAGACCTTGAACCCTAGCAATACCCCCTTTGACATTAACAATTGTTCTAGATGAAAACGAAATATAAGCTTCGATGACAACTTTGATGTCTTTCAGGAGATCTGCTTTGGTCTTCTGTTTTTGGACTGGCATAGCAGACATCATTTGAAGTAAATTCAACAATAACTGCGAATCTGTGAGCGTGTTTTCCTCTGCTGCTGCTTGCAACTCCATAAGCTGCTTAAGAATAACATCAGGTCTTAAAGACTTCAAACGCTCCACAGCTGACTTTGTGGTCACTTTCCTCAGGGCCTTCAAAACGTCAGAACTAACTGAAGAGGCTCCTTCACTTCGCGTATCAGGAATGTTTACCAGCAGGTCCCGATATCCTGCAGCCTTTTGCACCGGTGGGCTAAACCGGGGGCGACTGTCGTCACCGTCTTGTCTCTGGTCGTAGGCATCCAAAGCGGCTTCTTCAGCGTAGTAGTACTCCTGCTCCTCAGGCTTCACCTTACTGGACTTACGGTTTACATCGCTCGCTTCTGGAACTGTTACACCCGCTACCCAATCGGCCGTCTGATCCATCCCTACCTGTCTGTTCTCCTTGTGAACTACTCTTGTGGACTTTTCAGCAAACTTCTTAGGCTCAGGCTTCATCTCGTGCCGAGTCCCTGTTTTGGACACTGTCCTCCCCG